TGCCAAAGGCTGGTAGCGTTCCTGGTAATACCAAAGGTAGTCCTTATGGTCGTATGTCTCAAACGATGATGAATATGTTGAAAGGCACTAAAGGTCAGCAGGAAGCAGTAACATCTGCTCTTCGCCGTGAGGTAAAAGATTCAGGTGCGCAGACTACACCTACACCTAAGAAAGCTAAAGAAATTCTTAATGCACCTTATGATGCAATGCGTGAACGTGCAATGAAAAAGAAACCTAAAAAGAAACCATCTTCAAACTCTGGTAGCATGAGTGGTCTTCGTGCAGGTGACGTTGCTGCTAAAAAAGGTGGTATGGTTAAACGCAAGATGGGCGGTAAACTTGGTTGTGGTGCAGCCATGCGTGGCTATGGAGCAGTAAGAGGTAAATAAAATGGCTAAAAATAAAAAGACACAAGAAGAACGTGAATACGAAGAACTCATGAAAGAACTTCAGGATGCTCAAGATGATAAGTTTCTTCTTGACCCTGACTTCGATGAAATGGGTTACGCATATGGCGGTAAAGTCATGAAAAAGAAATATGGTGGTAAGATGCGTGGTTATGGTAAAGCATATAATAGTCGTCCAGAACGTACTGTGCAAATGCCTAATCCCTATAGTACAACTTTATATGATACTCCGCAAAAAGATACTTCTTATAAACCAACGAAAGCTGTTAGTGTTCGTGCTAAACCTATAACAAAAATGGGAAAAAAATCAAGACGAAGGCCATAATCATGCCATTAAAGTCAGGTAAATCCGCTAAGACAGTTAGCAAGAATATTCGCACACTTAAAAAAGAGGGCAAGCCTCAAAAGCAAGCGATTGCTATTGCGCTGTCTAAAGCTGGTAAATCTAAAAAAACTGTAAAGAAATCTACAGGTAGTACCGTTAATAAAGCAGGTAACTATACTAAACCTACAATGCGTAAGCGTTTATTTGAAAGTATTAAAGCAGGTGGTAAGGGTGGCAAACCTGGTCAATGGTCTGCACGTAAAGCACAAATGTTAGCTAAACAATATAAAGCCAAAGGTGGTGGGTATAGAAGCTGATGGAAAATACAAAACTTCCTATTGCACTTGTAGTTGCTATGGTGCTACAAATATCTGGTGGTGTTTGGTGGGTAAGCCAACAAGCGGCTACTATTAGCAGTCTCAAAGAAACTGTTGAGGCTATGTCAAGTCGTATGGCAATTGAAGACCAAGTTAATCTTAAACGTGACGTTGCACGTAACTATGAAGAGATTGACATGCTGTGGGAAGATATGGAAATGGCTGCAGGTCATATGGAGCGTATTATTGATTTACAGCAACGTGTAACAATTCTTGAAAAAGAAATTGGATGGATGCAAAATCCAATGCACTAAATGGAACATGTATTTTTACTATTAGTGTATCTTGGAACAGGGGATACAAAAAGACTAACAAGTAATGATATGTATTTCTGGAATATAGATAGATGTAATTATTTTGCAAGTGAAATAACAAAACGATATGGTAACTATAGATATTATGATTACTTAGAACCTGAAGACAGAGTTACTGCTTATTGTGTTCCTAAGTATATAGATACACAAAAAGTGAGAGTTTACTAATGGACCCTGTTACAGCCATGGCAACTGCTTCGGCAGCATTTAATACAATTAAAAAAGGTTTTGCCATTGGGCGTGACATTGAATCTATGGCGTCTGACTTAGGTAGATGGATGGGAGCTTTGTCTGATATTGAACAGGCAGAGAAAGAAGCAAAAAACCCTCCTATATTTAAAAAGTTATTTGCTAATAAATCTGTTGAGCAAGAGGCAATAGAAGCATTTGCCGCAAAACGTAAAGCTCAACAACAAAGAGATGAACTTAAACAATGGTTACAATTTACAGTAGGTTCAAAGGCTTGGGATGAACTTATTAAAATGGAAGGCCAAATTAGAAAGCAACGTCAAGAGACATTGTATAGACAAAGAGAGCGTAGACAAAAGTTTATCGAAATTATTGTAATAGGATTATCAATACTAACAGGTGCTGGTCTTTTGTTTTTACTTGTATATATTATGAATAACAGGTAGAATATTGTATATAAAAAATTAAAGTGTTATAATAGGATAATTACATGGCATTAAAGAAATCTCAAAGGAGTTTGAAGGCTTGGACAAAACAAAAGTGGAGAACCAAAAGTGGTAAGCCATCCACGCAGGGTTCAAAAGCAACAGGTGAGCGTTACCTACCAGAAAAAGCTATCAAGGCGTTATCATCAAAAGAATATGCGGCAACGTCTGCAGCAAAAAGAAAAGGAACTAAATCTGGAAAGCAGTTTGTTAAGCAACCTAAAACTGTCGCAAAGAAAGTTAAACGGTATAGGAAATCAACATGAGCAGTAAATATCCTGGCGTTAAACGTCTACCTAGTGGAGGAATAGAATATTGTGGTAAAAAGTTTGCTGGCTTCAATAAGCCTAGAAAATCTGATAGGGCTGGTAAAAAAGGTATGGTCCTTGCTAAAGAAGGTGATAGAATTAAACTCATACATTATGGTGATTCTTCAATGGGTCACAACTATTCTCCTGCTGCTCGTAAATCATTTAAAGCACGTCATGCTAAAAACATTGCAAAAGGTAAAATGTCTGCTGCTTATTGGGCTGATAAAAAGTTGTGGGCTGGTCCTGGTGGCAGTAAGAAGGCTCCGCCTAAAACTCAAACACATAAAAAATATGGAAAAGGAAAAGCATAATGGCTGATAAAAAGAAAACTCCAACACCACCGATGTCAAAGAAAAAAGCATTTGCTAAACATAAAAAAGCTACAGGAAGCTATCATAAAGCTGACCCACTTCATCCTATGAACCGTGAACTAACTGGTCGTTCTATAGTAACAGTTAAAAAATCAGGTGGAAAAGTAGGTTGTGGAAATAACAGGCTTTATTAAAAATGGCTATTGGTCGCTCAAGTGTTGGACAACAAATTACAAAGCCTGGCGTAAAAAGAAAAAAGCCTCGCATCAACTACCAAGAGCTACTGAAGAAATATCGGTCTGGCAAAAACGTTGGCGCAACAAATTTAGCCCGATTAAAAGCACGTGGTCTGGTGGCTCGTACAGGCGGTAAGTATAAGGGCAAGAAAAAAGATTTAGGAAATAGAGGTAAGTCATAATGGCATCGTCAGGTACATACAACTTCTCAATGGACATTGACGAAGTTATTCAAGAAGCAAGTGAAATGATTGGTGGAGAGCAGACACTTGGTCATGAACCAAAATCTGCAAGACGCTCCATCAATTTGCTTCTACAGGATTGGCAAAACCGTGGTGTAATGCTTTGGTCAGTAGGTACGTCAACTGTATCATTGACTACAAGTGTAACATCTTATGCTTTTGCAAGTGCAACTGTAGATGTTCTTGAAGCTGTACACAGCCGTGATGGTCAAGATATTCAACTTGAGCGTATCTCAATGGAAGAGTATCTCAAGATACCTAACAAAGGTCAGACAGGTCGTACCACACAATACGCTATTCGCAATGGTCGTGACTTTCCTACAATGCACCTTTGGCCTATTCCAGAAAATTCTACAGACACAATTAAAGTAGAAACCTTTACTTATCTTCAGGATGTTAATAAGTCTGCTGTACAAACGGCAGATATTTCTCGTAAGTTTCTTCCATGTCTAACTGCAGGTCTTGCCTATAATATGAGCATGAAACGTCCTGGTGTTGACATGGCTCGTATTTCTATGCTTAAAGCAGAATATGAAGAGCGTATGGCACGTGCAATGGAACAGGACAGAGAACGAACAAACCTTTTGATTAAGCCAAGGATTATGGTATAATGGCAGGAAGAAAAAATGTTTTTGGAATTTGTGATGTATGCGGCTATCGGTATAAACTAAACCAACTTAAAAAGAATAGTTATGGCATGATGGTTTGCCCAACTGACTTTGATGGTCAGTATGATATGAAAAACCATCCACAGAATAAATCACCACGTATTGACGAGCGTTATTACATTAAAGATGCAAGACCTGAATACAATGGTGACAGAAACGTGTTGTGGCAAGATGCTAACACTGAGTGGGAAAACGAAACTGGATATTGGAATTTAGTATAATGTCAGATTTAACAGGAAAAACTATTGCAGAAACATACAGGGATTTGCTACAGATTGCAGCAAGTTCTACAGGTGGTGGACTTGACAGTACCCCACGAACTGTACAAGATGGTAGTGGTAATAACTCTGCTCTTCAACTTTCAAATGATACTGTAAATATTAATGGTACACTTGAACTTGGTGGAACAGCTATTACAAAAACTGCAGAACAAATTAATTCTATTGCAGATATTTCTACTCTTACAGGTATTGCTGCTGGCGATGCAGGAACTATTTATGGTCGCACACTTTCAGCATCTGTAGGTATTTCTATTTCTAACGCAGACGGTACTGCAGGTAATCCCACATTTAGTTTGGCAGCAACAAGTGTATCTGCAGGAACATATTCAGGTCAAACAACTTTATTTGATGTAGATGCAACTGGACGTATTACAGGAACAAACACAACTGATACAGTATCTGTAGGTAACGTCAATACAGTTAACCTTAGTGCAACCACAGTAAATATTTCTGGCAATACTTCTATTGGTGGTACACTCACAATGTCAGGTGCTTTGGCAGTTGATTCTCTTTCTGTGACTGGTGAC